ATAAGGAGAAACATTATGGCACATTTTGCAAAACTAGGAGCTAACAGTAAAGTTATTCAAGTATTAACTTTGAATAATGGTGATATGTTAAACGCTGACGGCGTTGAAGATGAAACAGTAGGACAACAATATTTAGAGACACATAATAATTGGCCTGCACAAATGTGGATTCAAACTTCATACAATACAGCTGGTGGCGTTCACAAAGATGGTGGAACACCTTTTAGAGGTAATTACGCAGGTATAGGTTATACTTGGGACGAAGATGATCAAATCTTTTGGCCTAAAAAACCTTATGCATCTTGGGTAAAACATAATGCATCAGCTTCTTGGAAATCACCGATTGGTGATGCTCCAGCATTAACAGCTGAACAAGAATTACAAAACACTCCAGCAGATGAAAATACACCTGCTACTCACGCTTGGCATTACAACTGGAATGAAGCTAATCAAACTTGGGACTTGACAGACAACAAAGCATAAATTAAAAATGGTGGTGGTATGCAGAGACAAGTATTAACAGAACAAGCTCTATATTATGGTGATGTCAATATGCCCAAAGATTGGGATATTGACCGAGATAAATTATCAGGCGACATCTTACAATCAGTAATTCAAAACAAAGATTTTCCATTCTCACGAACTTGGGATATGTTAAATACATATATGCGAGATCACGTTGGTCTTGAGTATGGTGTTAATTTAATTAACAAAGAAACGTGGGGTAATATCTATAAACCTGCGGAAACAACAATTCCTTTATTAAATATTGATCCGGTGGATCTACGTAACTCTCCAGACTTTACTATGCTTTATGGTGTTAAAGTTAAAGATTGTTTTGTTAGAATACATTATGAAGATAACAGACGTAAAGGAAGAAGTTGGGATATAGAACTTAAAAATAATATGTTCATTATGTTTCCATCAACAAATATGTACTACCTAACTAACAATCAAAAAAATTCATTAAACTTTGTCCAAACAATAACTTATGAATATATCTAATTACTATTGGTATTTTAGTGGTGTTCTTACACCAAAGTTTTGTGATGATGTAATAGCTTATGCAAATTCACAAGAAGAAGTAATGGCTAGAACAGGTGGTTATGGAGATAAAAAATTAAAAAAAGAAGAAATAAAAGATTTAAAAAGAAAAAGAAACTCTGATTTAGTTTGGTTAAATGATACTTGGATATATAAAGAATTACATCCATATGTTCACGAAGCAAATGCAAGAGCTGGTTGGAACTTTGAATGGGACAGATCAGAATCGTGTCAGTTTACAAAATATAAACACAACCAATATTATGATTGGCACTGTGATAGTTGGGATAAAGCTTATGAAAAAGAAGGACCCGACAATGGTAAAATTCGAAAACTATCTATGACTTGTCAGTTAACAGATGGTTCCGAATACAAAGGTGGTGAGTTAGAATTTGATTTTAGAAACTACGATCCACATATGAGAGATGAAGCTAAACATTTAAGAAGAGCAAAAGAGATTTTACCTAAAGGATCTATTATTGTGTTTCCTTCTTTTGTATGGCACAGAGTTAAACCCGTAACCGCTGGCACAAGATATAGTCTTGTTGTCTGGCATCTAGGAAAACCATTTAAATAATATGTATATAAATAATTACTTTAACACGACCATTTGGTCAGAACAAAAACCAGAGTTTATAAAATCTTTAACTAAAGCATCTAACAAATATATTAAAGCTGCTAGAAATTTTCCAGAAGCTAAAACACATATAAAAAAGTTTGGTGACTTTGGAAGATCTTATCACTCAACACCTTTAACTGCTGATAATGATTTTATAGACTTTAGAAATTACATTGGTCAAAAGTCTTGGGAGTATTTAGATCATCAAGGTTTTGATATGCAACAATACACAACACTATTTAGTGAGATGTGGGTACAAGAGTTTGCTAAAAAAGGTGGTGGTCATCATTCAGCACACGTGCATTGGAACCAACACGTATCAGGTTTTTACTTTTTAAAGTGTAGTGATAAAACATCGATGCCAGTATTTCACGAACCGAGAACAGGAGCACGTGCTACTAAATTAAAAATGAAACCAGATCAAAAAGGTGTATGGCCAGGTTCAGAACTTATTCACTTTAAACCTACACCAGGTACATTAATTATCTTTCCAGGATTTTTAGAACACGAGTTTAGTGTAGATTTTGGACTTGAGCCTTTTAGATTTATACATTGGAATATACAAGCAGTGCCAAAAGAGATGGCCAAAGATGTTTGATATATTTAATTCTTATTTAGATAAACAATTATTTTCTTTAAATACTGAAAAAATAAAAAATAAAATATTAAATTTAAAATCTAAAGATAAAGGAAGAATAGTAAGTAATTACGGTGGTTGGCAAAGCAAAAGTTTTAAAAAAATAGATAAAAACTTTGAAAGTTTATTTAATAAAATAAATTTATCTGTAAAAGAAATAGAAAAACATTTAGATTTAGAAAAAAAATTATTTTTTAAAAGCTGTTGGTGTAACATAAATAATTTTGGTTCTTTTAACAAACCTCATCAACACGTTAATTCTGTAATATCAGGTGTATACTATGTAAGTATACCTAAAAATTCTGGAAACATAGTTTTTATGAATCAAAATCTAGATAGTTTTTATCAATCAATAAAACAATATAATAAATACAATTCTACAACTTGGAACGTAAAACCAGAAAATAATTTATGTCTTTTATTTCCATCTTATTTAATGCATTACGTTGAACCAAATTTAAATAAAGAAGAAAGGATTAGCATTAGTTTTAATTATGGATTTTAAAAAGAAAAAGTATACAGTTATCCGTCAAGCAATATCAAAAGACCTAGCAGCTTTTGTTGCAAATTATTTTATGATGCAGAAACAAGTTTATGATACTTGTAGAAATGCTAGATACATTTCACCCTTTGAAAATATTATAGGTCACTACGAAGGACAAGATGAACAGATACCACATACCTATAGTCAGTATTCTAATATAGCTATGGAAACTTTAATGCTTAAATGCCAGCCAGAAATGGAAAAGGTAACAGGATTAAAATTATATCCAGCATATACTTATGCAAGAATTTATAAAAAAGGTGATATTTTAAAAAGACATAAAGATAGATTTAGTTGTGAGATATCTACGACTATGAATCTTGGTGGTGATGATTGGCCAATATATCTAGAACCATCTGGAGAGACTGGCAAAAAAGGTATTAAAGTAGATCTTAAACCAGGCGATATGTTGGTTTATTCTGGTTGTGAGTTAGAGCATTGGCGAAACAAGTTTAAAGGTAAGGAATGCGTTCAAGTATTTCTTCATTATAACAACCGTAAAACACCTGGAGCGAAAGATAATATGTTTGACAAGCGTCCGCATTTAGGTCTTCCTTCTTGGTTTAAACGATGATATAATCTTTAGATGGGGGCAGTACACCACCACATACCTACTGCCTCCTTTTAAGGATTATTTATGAGTTTAGGATTTGACGCAATATCAGCATTACCATTTGCTACATCGGGACCCGATTCAGATGTATTAGTAAACGTAACAGGCAATAGCTTATCTATTACAATAGGTAGTGTAGGTATTATTGCTGATGCTGTAACAGAAAATTTAACACCAAATGCATTAACATTAGGCACAGGAACTTTAACTATTACTGCAGATGCTAACCATACGGTTACAGGAAATGCTTTATCTTTAGGTTTAGGTGCATTTACTATTAATATAGATACTAATGTATCACCTTCTGGAAACTCGTTGACCTTAGCCACAGGAAATGTTACAATAACTGCTGACGCAAATGTAAGTCCTACAGGTAATGCTTTATCATTAGATACAGTAGAACCAGGAGTTATTACATGGAACGATATAATACCAGGAGCAACAATGGTTTGGACACCAATAAAACCGTACTAATATGGCATCAAGTTATTCAACAGATTTATCATTAGAACTCGTAGCAACCGGTGAGAAAGCTGGTCTATGGGGATCAATTACAAATACTAATTTAAAATTATTACAACAAGCAGTTTCAGGTTATGTAGAAGTAACTTTAAGCACTGGTACAACTACATTACTTTTATCTGATGGATCAGCAACAGCAAATGGTAAAAACCTTTACATAAAAGTTGTAGGTACTTTATCAGGTAATGCTAGTTTAGCGATGCCTGCATCAACAACAGGTGGTAATGCTAACAGAGTATTTTTTGTAGAAGATGGAACTACTAGAGGCGGAGCAGGAGATAGTTGGACAGTAACATTACTTACAACTGGTCAAAGCGCAGGAACTCAAGTACCTCTTCCGGAAGGTGCAACAGCTTTAGTTTATTCTAGAGGTAGTGTACCAGCAACAACATTAGGTATGTTACAAAAAGGAATGACTTCTGTAACTGCAGCAAGTAAAACTACTTATACAGCAGTCGCTGGCGATCAAATTGTAGTAGATACAGTTGCTAACCCAGTTACAATTACATTACCAAGTTCACCCGCAGTCGGCGATGAAGTAACAATTATGGATGGTTCAGCATCAAATGGTTTTGCAACAAACAATTGTATTATAGATAGAGGTGGTTCTAATATAGAAGGTGCAGCTGCCAATGATACTCTTGCTACTAATAATCAATGCGTAACATTAATATATGCTAATGCCACAAAAGGCTGGCTATATAAATCAACGAACCAATAGGAGCTAACTTATGGCTCTTCAGCAAATTAAATTCGCACCTGGAATTGACAAACAGGATACCAGTGTTGGTGCCGTAGGTCGTTGGATTGATTCAGATAATGTAAGATTTAGATATGGACTACCAGAAAAAGTTGGTGGTTGGCAGTCATTACTTACAGATTCTATTGTAGGTGTTGCTAGAAAACAACACGCTTTTGTAGATACAGAAGGTAATAGATATATTGCAATTGGCACAGATAAATTTTTACTTATATTCTTTGAAGGACAGTTATTTGATATTACTCCTTTAAAAACTCCTATTGGTGCAGCTACATTTACTTTTAATGGAAGCACCACAATTACTATTACAACATCATCTGCTCATGGATTAATTGACGGAGATATTATTTTATTAAATTCAGTAACTTTACCTAGTGGAACTGGACTAACTAACGCTGATTTTGAAGATAAATTATTTCAAGTTATTACTACTCCCACTGCAAATACTTTTACTATAACTTTTACAAGTTCAGGTTCAGCGGCTTCTGGTGGAAGTGTATCTGTTATACCTTATGAAACTGTAGGTCCAGCTGCTCAAACTTATGGTTATGGTTTTGGTATTAGTCAATATGGTGGAACTGTACAAGGAGCACAAACAACAACTTTGAATGGTAGTCTAAGTGCTGATACAGCCGGTACAGGTGGAACGGGGACCGCGGTTACAGTTGTAAGTACAACAGGATTTCCTACTGCAGGAACTATTGCAATAGCTAACGAATTAATTACATACACATCAACAAGTTCTACACAGTTTTTAGGTATTACTAGAGGTGCAAAAGGTACAGCAACTCCTGGTACATCTAATGGTCAAGCACATTCATCAAGTGACACAGTTACCAACGCATCAGAGTTTAGTGGATGGGGTGATGCAGTTGATGCAGGAACTATAACTCTTGAACCAGGTCTTTGGTCATTAAGTAATTTTGGTCAAGTACTAGTTGCAACAATTGCTAATGGAAAAACTTTTACATGGAATGCAGGAGATGCAGCAAGATTAAGTGTAAGAGCTTCTACTGGCACAACAGATTTCGTAACAACAGGAAACCCAACAGCTACAAGAACAACTCTTATTTCACCAACAACACGTCATTTAATTCATTTTGGAACAGAAGTAACTATTGGATCTACTGCAACACAAGATGATATGTTTATAAGATTTTCAGAACAAGAAAATATAAATTCTTATACTATCACGGCAGTTAATACTGCAGGTTCGCAAAGACTTCAAGATGGTACAAAAATTATGGGAGCTTTAGTTGCTAAAGAAAACATTCTAGTATGGACAGATAATGCACTCTACACGATGAAATTTGTAGGTGCACCTTTTACATTTGGCTTTGAACAAGTAGGTACAAACTGTGGATTGATTGGTAAAAATGCAGCAATTGAAATTGATGGTGTTGCTTATTGGATGGGTAGTAATGGATTTTTCTCTTTTGATGGTACAGTTAATACTTTACCTTGTTCTGTTGAAGATTATGTTTATGATGATGTAGATACAACTAAAGGTCAACAAGTAAACGCAGGTATCAATAACTTGTTTACAGAAGTTACGTGGTGGTATCCAACAGCTGGATCAGAGTTTAATAATAGATATGTAGTTTATAACTATGGTCAAACTAATCAACCAACTCCAATGGGTAATTGGTATACAGGTGTTAATAGTAATTCTATTAGAACAACTTGGATTGATACTTTAGTTTATCCTAGACCTTATGCAACAGCTTACAATAGTTCTAATACAGGTACATTCCCAACAGTTATTGGTGAAACAGGATTAGGCCAAAGTGTATTGTTTGAACACGAAACAGGAACTGATCAAGTAAATCCAGATGGATCTACTACAATTTTAACTTCTTTTGTAGAATCTTTTGATTTTGCATTACAAACAGATCAAGGTATTGGAGAATACTTTTTATCTATGGGTAGATTTTTACCTAACTTTAAAAACTTAATAGGCAATGCAGTTATTAATGTATCAGTTACACCTTATCCTGCACAAGCAAATACAGATTCTTCATTTAGTCCTTTTACTATTGACTCTGCTACTACATTTGTTAGTACTAGAGCGAGAGGAAGGTATGCGGCTATTAAAATTGAAAACACAGGAACAGGTCAAAGCTGGCGTTTTGGAACTTTTCAAGCTGATTTAAAACCAGATGGTAGAAGATAATGACTAGAATAGTAGTAAGATTACCTGAACCTAAAAAAGAATATAGTGAAGATAACCAAAGACAAATTAACAGATCTTTTTCTTCTATTGTAGAACAACTTAACTCTACATTTTTAACACAATTAAAAGAAGATGCAGAAAGATATACGTGGTTCGGATTAGGATAAATGGCAAATATATATAAAAATTCTAAATTAGATTTAACAGCTGCTACAGCTACAACTTTATATACTGTACCTTCTAACTCTAGAGGTATTTTAAAATCATTATTAATTAGTAGTGATAGTGGAAGTGCTACTACAATTACTGTAGATTTATTTGATGGAGATCCAGCGTCAGCTAACAAGTTTACTTTGTTTAATGTTGTAGATATTGCAGCTAATGCTAGTACACAACTTTTAACTGAACCCTTGATTATGTTAGAAAATGAAGTATTACAAGTAACAGCAGCAGATGCAGATAGATTATTTGCTACAGCATCAATATTAGAAATAAACAGAGAGGACAGATAATGCCGTTTATAGAAACAGAAGCTTCAGTTAGGTACGAAACAATTAATGGTAAAAGAGTACCAGTAATTACACCTAAATGTGAGGTAACTTTAACTAATACAGAAACAGGTCAAGAATATATGTCAGACGCAGAAGCATTGGCAGACGTACAAAATACTGGTACAGATACTAAAGCAGAACATATAAGAAGAGACGTAAATGTTACTGTAGAAGAGATAAAGATAGGCGCTGACTTTAATATCAGCGATTGACTAGAAGGAGAAAAACAAGTAAAATGGCTGACACTAGCGTACATTCAAGCTTTGCTACCTTGCCATTCAACAACACAATAGAGATATAAAATATGGGATTTTTTTCAGGAGTCAGACGTAGAATCAAAAAGTTAATACCTAAAGAGGTACGACCTTTTATACCTTATTTAGCAGCAGCTATTCCAGGAGCAGGAATGGGATTAGGAGCATTAGGTGCTAAAGGTGCTATGGGATCTTTTTTAAGAGCAGGTTTAGCAAAAGGTCTTACAGATGATGAAGCAGATTTAAAAGATATTTTAAGAACTGGTGCAATTGCAGCAGCTCCACAAGCTTTAGATGCAGGTATAGGTAAACTTGCAGCAGGTGATGGAAGATTTGCTGAGATGTTAAATGCAACTAAAACT